TTGTTTTCTTTCATGAATTCAAATATTTCGTTAAAAGTCATTTTGTTTTTAACAGACCAAGAAATATATGAATCACATCCATAAGGCGAATCTTCTGAAGCAAACCCTTGACATGTTAGATTACACATAGACAATCTAAAAAACACAGAAGGTGCACCTACATATTCACCTTCACCTTCTAGTGTATAAAATGCCTTATCATCAGATACTATTAAAGTTTCTTTATCACAATCCATTAACATATTATAGCTAATAATGGTGTTTTTCAACTAAATAATAATACATGAGTACTAAAACGGCCCGAAGGCGTCGGGAGGTTACTGTAGATAACCTCGATGAAACATTTCAGGATAATTGGCTTTTAGACTTTCATATTAAAAAGCCCTTTTATTTTAATCCTAAACATAAGGAGTTTTATCGATGTATAAAACATAAAGATACAAAAATAGCTTTTGTTGATGGTCCTGCAGGAAGTATGAAAACATATATAGCTGTGTATGCTGGTCTAGAGCTCTTAAAAGATGAGCAATATGATCGATTAGTTTATATAAGATCTATAGTTGAATCTGCAGAGAAAAGTTTAGGATCCTTACCGGGTGAAGTAGATGATAAATTTTCACCTTATGCTATACCGCTGCTTGAAAAGGTTACAGAAATTACTAATCAAGGTACTACAATGATGCTTAAACATAAGGGGATGATTGATGCAATACCTGTTAACTTTGTAAGAGGTTTAACCTTTAACAAAACCCTAGTAATAGTTGATGAAGCTCAAAATTTATCAGCTGGTGAATTAACAACAATATTAACTAGATTCGGTAGAGATTCTAAATATGTTGTATGTGGTGACTGTAACCAAGTTGATATTAAGTTATCAGGCTACAGAAATATCTTTAACAAATTTAATGATAAGAAGTGTGAAGAAGTTAATATACACACTTTTGACTTTGGTACTTCTGAAATTGCTCGAAGTAAAATATTAAGATTTATTTGTAAAGTGCTGGGTACTTAATCACCCCAAGAAGTACCTGCAAACCAATTACCTTTTCCAGGAGTTACATGTGGGCCCACGCGCGCACCTTGTCGACCACCTTGAGGGTGCCCAGGATCCTGCTTAGGGGGTTCGGGTTCGGGTTCGGGTTCCGACGTTGTCTCTGTAGTAGCCTGGCAGCACTCATGATCAGCTGCAGCCTCTTTATCTTCTTTTGTATATTCTGCCCAATTATCTTCATGTTCTGTTACTTTTGCCTTTACAACAAAGCAACGACCTTCGGAAGCCTCATCAACAAATGAGTCAGCCGTTTTAAACACATATTCTGCAAATTTTTCTACACCAACACCTTCAACCATTATTCTAAGTTGAATAATACCCTTTTCATTTAATTCTGTAAATGCTTCTAGGGCAGGGTCATCACCGGCAACAACTAATGTATGATCAAAATGATTTCTTAGAGTCTGTTTAAGTGTATCTAGGCCGCCGAAATCAACACACCAATTTTTATCATCTAAAGAATGGCAGCCAAATGTAAGTTGGGTTTTAAGTTGATACCCATGAATAAATTTGCAATGGCTATGATCTGCTTTCCATTGACGAAATGCTGTTGATCCTAATTCGAATTGTTTTGATGAAGTGTAAGCGCTCATACGTTATTATATTAGTAGATGTTATGCAAAAATCAACTGCAGTGGGTGATTTTAATTAGATTCCCTCGTCCCTCTCTCGGATAGTTAATTAACCTCGGAGCATATGCAACTGCCTTAGAAGATCTTTTTGTGAAAAATTATCTGCAAGGTTCCTAGGCCGAGATAACTTCTTCTGTGGTGTTAGTCCAAAGGTACCTGCAGATCCAACATCTCGGGGGTGTGGTCTAGCTTTAGGTGAAGGTATATCATTAGTCGACGAGCTCACGCGCCCTTTTTGATTTCTTCCTCTATTATTTGTATATTGGTCTCTTGATTGGCCATATGGTCTTCGTGGCGCTCTTAGTATATCCCACTTACCATCTTTGTATTGCACAATTAATGGTTGATCTGGCGGGTATACATATCCTTGTTTAGGCTGCCCGGTTGATTTATCAAAACTAATGTCAGCAACTTCGATTGTTCTTCTATTACCACTGCCTTTAATATCACCGGTTTTGATATAACCTGACCTTTCTATAAATTTATCTAATTTATCATCTTTAGATAAAAATTTATCCTTTGCCTGCTTAATATCTTTACCCCAGCCCTTCCATTTGTCTACCTCTTGTTTAAGTTGAGGCGCGACAACACCACCTACACCGGCTGCTACTCCTGCGGCCTTTCTAAGCATGGATCCAAACCCTTCATTTAATAGTTTTCTTTGTGATAACCTCACCATATACAATATTTAGTCTTGAAAATAAAATATTGTAACTATAATTACCTTATATGGATCGTACTATAATTACAAAATTACCCACCGCAAATGGTAACATGCCTTTAACAGAAGAAGAAAAACTTAAAGTAATTGAAGATGCGGCTGCAGCTTATGAAAAATATCTCGACGCGCTGCGAATCGATTGGCGAAATGATCCCAATAGCAGTAATACTCCGAAACGTGTAGCTAAAGCCTTTGTAAATGACTTAGCTGCTGGTTGTTATAATGATTTACCTAATGTAACTGCTTTTCCTTCTGACGGTTACGATGGAATGGTCTTTCAAGGTGGAATTCCTGTTAAGTCTTTTTGCTCACATCATCACTTACCATTTACCGGTAGAGCTCATGTAGCTTATATTCCATCTAAGGAAGGTAAAGTTATTGGATTAAGTAAGCTTAACCGCATTGTTGAGCATTATGGTAGAAGGCCACAAATTCAAGAAGGTCTTACAATGCAGATTCATAAAGCTATTGACGAAATTTGTGAAGGTAACAAAGGAGTTGCTGTTATGATCTCTGCTACTCACACTTGCGCTTGTCTTAGAGGTATTAAACATGACGGTTGTGAAATGAAGACAAGTAGATTGAGTGAAGACTTCTTAGGTGATGTAGCTACAAGAGGTGAATTTTATCAATTTGTAAATGATTGGCAAAAATAAAGGAACGTTACTACAATAAAGTGTGAATATTTTTGTAACTGACGAGGATCCTATTAAGTCGACACATAATTTATGTGATCAACATGTAAGATCTAAGATGCAAATCGAAGGCGCTATTATGTTAGCGCATGCTTTTGATCAAGAAACGCTAAATCACCCGTCAACACCTAGGACTTCTACAGGAAAACCACGAAAAAGAGGTAAAGGCTACTTTAAACATCAATGCTCTATATGGGCACGTGAAACTAAAGATAACTTTATGTGGTTAGTCGACCATACTTTAGAAATGTTTAGGGAAAGAATGTATAGATGGCCTGATTCTAATGCTCACTTCACTGAAAAGTTTATTTTATGGTGTAAAGACAATAGTCATAACATTCTAACATCAAAAATAGGGCTAACTCCATTTGCTATAGCTATAAGTGATGATTGTGACTGCAGAAAACGTGAGAATTTTGATGAATTATCTACTGTAGACAAGTATCGAGAGTATATTCGGCATGATAAGGACTTTGCTACGTGGACATTGCGCTGGAGACCTACTTGGTACTAGTATTCTGCTTCAAAATCCTCGTCAGCAATGTTTTCTTGGCTGACATCTATAAGAGCATCAAGATGATTCTCAATAAAGTCCTTACCGACTAGTATTTTATACAGGTTTGTTGATCTATCAGCAATACTAAATGGAATTCCTTTAAATTCTTTTTTACCAATCTTAAAATCAAGCTCTATAACAGGTCTCGGCCTTATTTCACCCTCACCTATATTAATATCTATGTCACCTCTTTTGTCTTTTAAGAGAGTTTTACCGTTCTCTGTCCTAAAAAATACCTTATTTCCTTGAATTTGTATATCTTGACCGTTTATGACATTGTAAGCACCGTTACCTGAATCAAGTTTAGCAGGTACCTTACCTATACCATCGATGTCAAAGAACTCAACGAGGCCTAATACCTGCTTTTCAACAAAAAACTGTTTAAATTTCTTCATAGCAACTGCTATTTAAGAGAAGGGTCAAGTCTCCTCCACGTTTTCGTATCCTGTGTTAAATTGTCCTACTGGTAATTCAATTTCTTGTACATCTACCACAACTTCTTTTTCATTTTCTTCATAATCCAAGTAATGAAACACAGAAGAGAGATAATCTGCTGCTTTTGTAATTTTAGAAGCAACCCATCCATCTAGACCAGGTAGTTGTTGAACGATTTCGCTTAACTTAGCAGCATATTCCTGTGCTTTTAGTAAGTCTCTACCCGCCATATCAATTTCTGATTGATCATATTCACCACATTTTTCTGTATCTATATCAACTGCCTGTATCGGCTCTTGTGTAACCATTACACCAGGCCCCATACAGTTTTCATTTACCTGTTGATAAGCCTCCTCCATTAAAGCTTGTTCTCTACGCTTCTGATCTCTCATATTATTATTTAATTGCTTGTTAATATTTCTTCTATAGATTCCTTATCTTCAATAGAAACCTCTTCTGGTACAAAATAATCCAAGCCCTGCTCAATATCTTTCTCAATCTCTTTTCGAACTGTAGATCCACGCATGCCTTTCTCTTGACTTGGTATTTGAACTACATTAACATATGGATATTTTTCAACATTATCTTCAAAGTACTTGTAACGTTTAATGTCACCTTCGTCAACTGTACCGTCTTCATTTTCACGAGGGCCGCCAGCACCAACCTTCAATGTAGTGTCTAAATGCTCATCAGCAAAGTCATAAACTGCCTTTACCGGGTTTGGTACACTTACAACCTTAACAGGCTTATCAAAATACTTTGCATATATGTTCCATATTTTTTCTGATTGCTCAGATGTAATACCCTCACGTACCTTACCACCAATAAAAACAATACCCTTATCAGCATCATTAAGCAAATACCTTAAAGCATTAAAGTGACCCTTTGTAGGTGGTTTAAAGCCACCGGGGAGAAGAGCGATTCGCTCAACTCTTGTCTCCATATCTTCAAAATACTCTCTAAATGTTCTCATGACCCGGGTTTATCTTTTTGAAAGTTAGCTGAACTAAAATCTAATCTGTTAACAAGCTTAACAGCATTACCATCTCTATCAACTGCTACATATCCTTCAGGAGAAGTGACTCTTAACACACCCTCACCTTCATCGATGAAGTGCTTAGTGTTATAAACAGCATTATTGTACTTGTTAATAAAGATCTGCTTAGCTTGTGACAATAAACTACTAACCTTAAACAGATTTACTATGTCATCCTTTTGAGCTTCAAACTGAGCCGTCTTCTGCTTAAGAGTTTCTTCTAATCTTTGCTTTCCAGCTACAGATTTTCTCTTATCTATCTCTTTATTGATGCGAGTGTTATACCACTCAATAAAGTTCCTATAAGACTCTTCTGGATCGTTTAAGAACTTACCTTCTCGAATCTCCGTATTAATATAAGGGTTGAGCAGGTCGGAAGGTAGGTCTTTATAATCTATTTTAATTGAATCAGCAGTCTTAATTAAGTCTTTAACCTGCTTTCCCTCGTCATCTGTTAAATTTACAACACCAGTATCATCTTTAAAGTAAGCATCGTCAAACCAAACACCTGGTACCTTGTTTAATCGGTTAACTTTAGCACCAAATGATGCGGGGCTATCTAAACTATCATATTCTGTATGAAATATGATACCAAATACAGAGTTAGCTATTTGTCTTCCAAGATCCGAGTCAGCTTCTACAGCATATTTGATCGTATTAGGTTGAAATGTATAATGTTCCTCGTCGTCTATGTTCTCTTTCTTAACCGAAGATGAATCAAACATAAAATCCCCCTGCATTATGTTCTTAATACCTAGCTTACGTAAATTTTTTAAAGCTTTTTTAAGCTTATCCGCTAAACCAGGTGCATGTCCGTGATTAACCTCTATATCTTGTTCAGTATAGTTAATTTTAGGCTCTTTATTAAAGATAGACTTGGTACCAACAAAGAATTTACCGTTATCGGGGTGTTTTCCAACAAAAATAGCAGGGGCCCCATCCCATTTTACCGTAGTACCGATCTTTCTCTTACTCTTTCCCTGTAAATGACTTAGTAAATTAGTTAAAAAGCCCTTAGCTTGGTCGTAACCACCCTTACCTCTAGTAAGAATTAGTTCTTCTAAGTGAGTTAGATGTGTATTAGCCTTAGCCTCCTCGATTAACTCTAACTCTAGGTAATGCTCGAAATATAGCTTAAAGTTCTTCATATTATGCTACTGGGTAATAATTTACATAGCCTTCTCTTGTTCCAGCTCCGGATCTAAGTATATGTATTTGAGGTTTTACCATATTTGAACGTGCAAATTCATCTCCAGTAGTGGTAGTTGCTACAAAACCAGCGCCAACCGGTTTTCTAAAATTAATACCTATTAATTTATCCCATTCCCCGTCTGTCCCTTTCTTAGTATTTTTATACCAATCAAAGCTCTGTTTTTTGTACAGGTTTACAGCTTCTTCTGCATTTATAACATTTTTAGCAAATAACTCCGCAAAAGGAGCAGCATGTACTTCATCAAGCATAGCTGAAAATACTTCCCTAGCGAGGTTTCTGTAATGGTCATCGTCTACTTCAGGATTTTTTTGATTTATCTCTTTATGTTGATTGACCCTATCAATAAATGTCTCAAGACTCATTGTTTTTTTACCGGGTGTTAGCCGACCATACTCTCCGAGATATTTAAGAAGTATAGGTTGCATCTGTTTTTGTGAAGGAGCAGGTTGGTCAGCAATACGACCACCATTTAACTTAAGCTCATAAAGTTCTCCATCGATATCGATATCACCTTTAGTACTAAGCTTAATACGGTCATCTAAGAAGGTAAGAGCGACCTCACCAGGTCCTTTTTGCTCTTTACCTGAACCGACATCAATTAAGTCCTTATACATTTCCCAGACGTCTTCATGCTTGAAAATATCATTCCATTTTTTATTGCCCGGAGCCTTTAATTTATCAACATCAACAGCTTCATTTGCATTGATAAGCTGCATTACGTTTTCGATTTGATCTCCGGATAGATCAGAGCTCATAAGAAGTCGGAGAGCGTAATTTACCTCCGGTTCTTTACCCACAAAAGTATTAGTGACAATTTCTCTTAGAGCATGACTCTCTATATATTTCTTTACCTTAAGTTGGTCATCATATCCCAACATATTAAATAGCTCTATATCTTGGTCCGTTAATCCTAATGTAGGCGTACTCTCTAAATCATATTTACCAACTTCCTGCTCCGCATCAGTAACAGGTACCTCCTCCTTATCACCTGTTTTTTTACTTATAACCCGTGTAAGCGCTTTCTGATCCCCCTCGGCCTCACCCAACACATGAAGATGTCTACGCGGCGGAATCTTACCACGTACTTGTTGGCTATATATCTTTTCTAATGACCAGTCCATAATATTATTTATTGTATATCTTCAAGCTCATCCTTTATAGGCTCATCAGAAAACTGTATAAGCCTTTGAATTGTATCAATCACTTCCCATGTATCTTTATCAGCATATTCCTTACTTACGGTACTTGCTACTAGCCCCTCTTGTTTTGTAGGCTTGTATCTATATGCATCAGCCAATACCTGTGCTAAATATATTTCGTCTTCAGCTGAAATATCTTTTGATGGTTCATCTCCTCTATCGACAGTCATATATAACTCCCGCAACTCATCTGGTAGTTCGTCAACAACACTATTAATAACAGTACGAGGCTCAATATTTTTAATTGGTGGCGCGTGATTATGCGTGCCTAATAACGCTAATTCTACTTCCCTGATTCGGTTTGCGTTTTCATCTGTAGGTGGATATACAAAAGCAGCCGCTATTAGCTCGCCGATTGCCTGTAATCCTGGGGAAGGGGGCTCTTGTTCAACTTCAACAACTTCCTGTTCTACCTCCTCCACCTCATCTGCATCTTGCTCGAGCAAACTTATATAATGCTCTAATAATTTTAAAGTTTTTTTCATTTTATTTTTTGAGTAGCTTTTATAAACTCCGGTAAAGACGCATCTATTTTTTTCTGACGCTCAGCGACAGCCTTACCAGCCGGCCCCTCCGGATCAATAGCTGCAGCCGCCATTATTGCCTCGTCTGCCGATATATCACCCTCTTGATCTTCAACTGGGTGTTGAACATCTTTAACTTCCAGGGTAACAACTCGCTTATCTGGTAGCGTTACAGTTAATATATCACGCCATGTCTTCGCTTCCGCCGTAATTTTATTCTGTAATAAAAGCCCCTCCAACGATCTTTTGGCATCTGTAAGAGCGTCAATATCTTTTTCGGGATTGTTTTCTTCTACCAACTCAAGAAACTTCTTCATGTATATATTTATGGAAGTAATGAGAGTTTTATATTTACATCTGCAAGAAACTCCTTTTCTAAATGCTTTAAATCATATCTCTTAAGAAAATTTCGAAAGTTTTGGAAGGATAACTTAGCAGGAGAAGGACTTTTCCATACTTCATAGTCCTGTTCTTCGATAAACTGTCCAAATACCACCTTTCCATACTTAATTACACTTGGTAACACGTTAAAAATACGCTTTACAAGCTGATATTCCAGATATTTTTCATCCATCCTATAATAAAACAGCTTTTTATGTTCTTTATCAATATTAACTGCCTCAATTACTTGTTTTAAAATAAAATGTATACCAAGCTTATTTTTATCATGGCGCTTTAACTGTAAATCATTCTCTACAAGGTGATAATTATACTTTTTGAATGATTTAGCTAAGAAATAATTAAGATTAATGATAGTTTTGTGAATATTCGGCACATATATATGACTAGTTCCGTCGTTTACCGATTCTAAGGTTGATGATTCCATTATAGTAGTCATCTTTTAACAATACTTCTTCTTCAAATTGTAGCTTAGCTTCATAATAACTCAACTCCCATTTTGAATCACACCATCTCAAGATTTCAAACTTAAAATTACCCTTACCCAGTATTCTTATGTGTTCATTAAGCTCATTTGATGAAGAAGTGTATGATTTCCAGTCAGTTTCTACTGTTTCGTGACGCTTATTTTTTCGACCCTTTAATGGTGGTCGTTTTTTAACAGACTTACACTGCTTTTTACCGATATACTTCCTGTCATTAGTAAGATTTGTTATCTTATAAATGAATCCGTAAGGTAAGTCTACGCTTTCTTCGAGGACCCCCTCCCAATGACCTAAATCTACCACTTCTTACAACTCCAGTAACCAGCAGAGAACTTATCCTTCTTCTGATCACACTTATGACGTGCACGGAATGACTTTCTACGCTTAGGATTACTCTTTTTGATCTTCATATTTGGATCTCCAAAACGAACAATCTTTTCTTTACCATCCTTACAAGCCTTAACAACAAACTTCTTAGAACCACCCGACGTACGACGGGGACTGTTGCACTTCATACGATCCTTATCGACCCTTTCTGCATCTTCAGCAGGAATCTCTTCATCTCCTACCTTAACGCACTTATCTTTTCCATTTTCTGTACCAGCATAACGATAGCCATCCCAACAAGCCTTACCATCTACCCCCTTTTTCTTTTCTTCATCCTCTTCTCCGGTTAGATATACCCCATCTAAACCATCAGTTTTTTTCTTTTTCTTCTTTTTACCACCAGTGGTACCTTTACGTGTCTGAACCTTGCCCTTACCCAATACTTTTGGAATTTTCGCATCACCAGGTGCATACCAATCTGATGAACCTATTTCACCTTTACTGGGATTAAATCCACTACCACTCCCTAGGGAACCCTCACCGCCGCCGGCAGTATTATTCTCCCTTAGTATCTTAAAGAATAACTGTTCAAATCTACCACTTGATTCCATTATAAGTATATTTATAATAATATTGTGAAATTGCTAAAGAAGTACATGGAAGAGATCGGAAAAGATCTAGTACTCAATGATTTAAACCTTAAACAACAACAGCAAAGACTCCCAGCTCGTAAGCATTTTTGGGTAGGGCGGCTAATAGACGCTAAAATTAAGCGAAATGATCTTATTACTGAAAAGCGAAAGCTTAAAAAGGATCTAGTTAAGAAGGTAATTGAAGATTCCCCTGTTCGTATTAATCAAACATCTGCTGAAACAGCTGCAGAGAGATATGAATCAGTAGTTAACCTTAATAAAAGTATACAAGAACAGGATACAATTATAGAGTACTTGGAAAAGGTAGAAAAAATTCTTAGTAACATGCATTGGGAGATTAAAAACGTTATAGATATGAACAAAATGGAGCAATATTAATGCTAACCTTCGATTATAACCCATCTACACGTAAGCTTCTATTAAAGACAGAAGATCTAGACCTGTTTAACCGTATAAGAGAGCATTTTAGCATTGTAAATGATGCGGCACGTTATGGCAGGCGCTATGGTCGATACATACCACCTAGAAAATATGCTATTACTAGTGCAGGTGCATGTGAAATAGGTCTATATTGGGAAATAAAGAAGTTTTTAGGTAAAAAAGAGACAGCTACTAGTGATAAACTTCAAAAGGTACTAAAAGTAGGTAAAGATATAGACCTTTATAAGAATTTTGCCTTTGATTTAAGGGAATATCAGGAAGATGTTGTTAATAAAGCACTTAAAATAGGTAGAGGCACATGTGTTTTAGGTACTGGAGCCGGTAAAACCTTTACAACCGCGGCATTAATTGAGAATTACTTTAGAGATAGTAGTGATAAAGACACATTTAAGTGTATAGTGCTTGTACCTGACTTGGGATTAGTGACTCAAACGTATGATGAGTTCTTAAATTGTGGTACTACCTTTAAAATAACTAAGTGGACAGGTAAAACTAAGCCGGATCTCACAGCAAATGTTATAATTTGCAATATTGGCATTGTTCAAAGTCGGTTTGAACAGAATGACTGGTTAAAACACATAGATCTACTTATTGTTGATGAGTGTCATAAGATAAAGGCATCAAATAAAATTAGTAAAATAGTATCTAGGATAAGAACACCTAACAAATACGGATTTACGGGTACACTACCAGAAAATAACCTGGATAAGTGGTCAATCATAGGTAAACTGGGACCAGTTATATATGAGAAAACAAGTTACGAACTAAGAATAGAAGATTATTTAGCTAATGTAGCTGTAAAAGTGCTAAATTTAGAGTATGACACGGTTCCAAGGTATGATACTGATGATCACTACCGCGGAGAGTTGGATTTTATTTATGAAAGCCCCTTTAGGAACGAATTCCTTACTAAACTGTGTGATAAGCTTGACAATAATACATTAATTCTTGTAAATCACATCAAACATGGGGAGTTACTAAAAGAATACCTAGATATACTGGAAAATAAACAGGTCTACTTTATTAGAGGGGAGGTAGATGTTGAAGAACGTGATAAAATTAAGAAAATAATGGAAACAGACACAAATGTAGTGTGTGTTGCTATAAGCGCTATCTTTTCCACTGGAATTAACATTAAAAACCTTCATAACATTATTTTTGCGTCTGGTGGTAAGTCTTTTATACGAACTGTACAGTCAATTGGCCGAGGATTACGTAAACATAACTTAAAATCAAAATTAATTATATTTGATGTTTGTGATAGGCTGAGATACGGAATTAGACATTGTGAAAAGCGAAAAGAAATCTATAAAAAAGAAAAAATTAAGTTTACCGAAACAAATATTATTGAAAAGTAATAATAACATACTATAATCATAAAAATGTCGACAAAAAAGAAAAAAGCCAAATCAAAAAAGGAAAAAAAGCCCTATTACATAGAGCCTAAGGTTTTTAGAGAATCATTACAAAAATATTACGATACTGATAACCTAACCGACGATTTAGCAGAAAACATTAAAAAGATTGCATATGGACTAAGTTATAACGCTTCATTTATCAATTATACATATAAAGATGATATGATTGGTGATGCTTTAATTAAAATGTACTCTGCTTTAAAGAATAAAAAATTTAATTTTGATACTGGTTCAAATCCCTTCTCATATTTTACCACTATTGCTTATCACGCGTTTATAAATCGTATTAAAAAAGAAAAAAAACATCATGCTGCTATAACAAGTTATAAGGAGCAGATGTACGATGAATATATGTCAGATCCGGAAAATACTCATGGGCATGTATATGTAAAGCCTCCGGACGAGGAGAATGATTACTAGACTTAATAAACCTAGAGTAGCTATTTTTTCAGATCTTCATCTCGGCGTTCATTCAAATAGTGCTGACTGGCATAATTATGCTATTGAATGGGCTAATTGGTTTAAAGATGATTGTAAACGGAAAAAAATTAAAGATATAATATTTTGCGGTGACTGGCACCACAATCGAAGCGAAATATCTGTTAACACATTGCAAGTATCTGCAGATATTCTCGACATTTTATCAGACTTTAACATCATAGCTATAACAGGTAATCATGATATGTATTATAAGCATCGAACTGATGTTAATTCATTGTCTATTTTTAAAAAACGTAAAAATGTAACTATTTTAAACGACCCGGAGACCATAGAAGCGTTTGATCGTACTATTACCTTTTGTCCATGGAATACTAATGTTAAGGATATTCCAAAAAGCGATATATTATTTGGTCATTTTGAAATTGAAACATTTAAGATGAACTCTTATAAGGTATGTGAGGACGGTCTAAAAGTAAAAGACCTACTTAAAAAGAGTAGCTTAATTATATCAGGCCACTTTCACACTCGACACCTTAAAAAGTTTGGTAGGGGCACTATTTTATATGTAGGTAATCCCTTTCAAATGGACTTTGGAGATGTAGGCAATACGAAGGGGTATTATATTCTTAATTTAGATAATATGGAGTACGAATTTACACATAATACGGTATCTCCTAATTATATAAAAATTTCACTTAGCGAACTAGTAAAAGAAGGTAATATTACATCGTATGTAAAGCACCTTGTTACCAATAATATAGTAAAATTAAAAGTTGATATGAATATATCTCAAGATGATATGGACGTACTACTACAAAAATTATCTCTGCTTAAACCAGAGTCTTTAACGGTGGATTATGATATAAATTTCAACCGATTAATTGATAATACAGATGACAGAGAAGATTTATCAGGAATAGACATTCCTCAAGCAGTAGAAGAGTTTGTTAATCTGCTTGAAATTAAAAATAAAAAGGAGATAATTGATTATACTCTTGGCTTATATGAAAAAAGTAAACTTTAAGAAAATATCTATAGTAAACTTTTTATCAATTGGTGATGAGCCAGTAACTGTGGAGTTTACTAAAGGATTACACGTTATAACGGGGTCAAATAAAGACAAGCCTGATAGAAGAAATGCTATTGGTAAAAGTACTGTAGCAGATGCTATTTATTTTGCGATATTTGGTGAAACATTACGCGAGCTTAAAAAAGACCTTATTCCTAATAACCTCACAAACGGTAAAACACATGTTGAATTAGACTTTGAACTTGATTCACCTAAAGGTAAAAATCAATATAAGATTATTCGCACGCTGTCGCCTTCAAAAGTCTTAATTTTTAAAGACGGGGTGGATAGGACTCGAGATAGCATTAAAAATACTACAGCTTATATTTGTCAAGTTCTTAGTGCTTCCCCTTCTATTTTTCAGAATTGTGTTATAATGACAGTAAACAATGCTGTTCCGTTTATGGCCAAAAATAAAATTGAAAAACGTAAATTTATTGAAGATATTTTTGGAATGGAAGTTTTTAGTGTTATGCTTACAGCACTACGAAATGAATATAACGAAATTTCACGTGAGCATGATACTGAATTAACTAAATTACAGGAGATTCAAAAGTCATTTACTAATTATGAAGATCAAAAGGACAAAGTACTCGATGGAAGAAAAAAGAAAAAAGAAAAGTACCTATTACGTCAAAAAAATAATACCAAAGAAAAGGAAGATCTCAAAAAAGAGCTAAACCAAGTACAAGAAGTTGATGTATCTGCTATAGAAGGTAAAGTATCTCTATATGAGAGCAAGCTAGTTTCTTGTGACGAAAAGATTAACAAATATTTTAGTGATATTAGTAGTGCAAAAGCTGATGTAACTTATACAAAAGAAACTTACCAAAAAATTGGAACTAGTGATGAACAATGTCCTGTTTGCCTACGGTCGATAGAAGAGCATGATAGTGAATATATTGAAAAGGAAAAGTTAGCTCTCAAAACTAGAATTGAAGAAATGGTGAGTTGTATAAAGGATACACATAGTAGTCTAGAAGCAGCAAAAGACATTAAAGCTAAAATACAGGTTAATATACAAAAAAGTAATAAAAAAATATCTGATGCCAAATTACAACTACAAAATAAACAAAATATTTTAGCTCGTATTAAGCAACTAGATGAATGGCAAAAAGAGCTTAAAATTGACCTTGAAGGTATTCAATCATTAGAAACTGATTTTGATGCTATTATAGTAGAGACAGAAAAGAGAGTCAGTAAATTAGAAAAGAAAGTAAAGCAGTATAGAGACCAATTAGCTAAATTAGATATTGTTAAGTATGTTGTCTCAGAAGAGGGGGTTAAATCGTATATTGTAAATAAATTACTGGAACTACTTAATAGCAAATTGTTACATTACCTTAAGCGCCTAGATTCTAATTCTATTTGTATCTTTAACGAATACTTCGAGGAAGAAATTTTAAATGAAAAAAATAAGGTATGTTCATATTTTAATTTTTCTGGAGCGGAAAGAAAATCAATTGACCTAGCATGCCTGTTTACATTTTCTGACATCAGAAGACTTCAAGGTGGGGTGCAATACAATATTGCAATTTATGATGAGCTATTTGATTCATCGTTTGATGAAAAAGGCATTGAGCTTATAACTCAAATATTACAAGATCGGGTTGAAGAGTTAAATGAATGTTCTATTGTTATTTCCCATAGAAAGGAATCCGTAAAAGCAGTCACCGGGGATGTTATATTTTTAGAAAAGGAAAACGGTATTACTCGTCGTGTAGATTATACAGACTTTTAAACTATATATAAACACATGATTGGCACAGCACCCTTTCCTCAGCCCCTAGTTTCTCCAGTTGCGGGCCTACCAAATGCAATTCCAGATGCCGCGGGTCAGACCCAGCCACCTGCACCAGTGGATCAGCCTAGAGAGCATAGTATCCCTAGATATGTTAATTATTTAGCTGATTATTCTGGGTGCGGGCATTGGAGAATATTGTGGCCAGAGGCAGTTATTAATGCTAGAGGTGATGGAATGTCGCAGTCTACAACAGCTATGGTCGCTGATCCGCGATGGTATACAGGTGTAAAGTGTGTAAAAGTGCAGCGCCAGGCTTCAAGCGAGCAAAAAGAATTCGTAAAATTTTTAAAAAACGTTCAACAAGAACATGGATTTAAAATAATTTATGAAGTTGATGATGTTGTATTTAAAGAATGCATTCCTGATTATAATAAATTTAAATTTGCTTTTGATACTGAAGAGGTTCGACAAAATTGTATTGATATTATTAATATGGTTGACGAAGTTACAGTAACTTGTGACTTTATGAGAAAATTATACCAGGAAAAAACCGGGCAAGAAAAAATTACTGTAATTCCTAATTTTGTTGCTAACGGATGGATGGGTCAGTTGTTTAATCCGCAAAAGGTTAGGCGAGCATATGATGATAATAGAAGAAAGCCGCGAATTTTATACACGGGATCTGGGGCTCATTATGATGTTGATAACAAAACAGGAGGTAAGGACGATTTAACAGAGGTTAGAGATTTTATAAGAGCCACTGTTGATAAGTATCAGTGGATTTTTGTAGGAGCCTTTCCTCCTACATTACATGATTTGGTGTCCTCAGGAAAGATAGAATTCCATCAATGGCTGTCTCTTTTAAAATACCCTTATTTTATTGCTAATCTTAATGCACAGTTAATGGTTGCACCACTACAAGTAAATGACTTTAATAAATCAAAATCTGATATTAAATTTATTGAAGCATGTACTCTAGGTATACCATGTTTATGTCAGGACATGGAAACTTATAAAACTGCACCCGCACAACTAAGATTTAAGACGGTAGAAGAATTTGAAGATAAAATAGATCGTATTTTAAATTGGAAAAAGAAAAATAAATATTACCAAAATATTTTTAAGCTTAGAGAAATTGGTCAAAAGAGAATTTTAGAGCTAGATCAAAATATAGGAGCTCATTTAGAAGCATTAAACACTCCATGGGGTAGTAATGAAAGAAAATTTTTAAAGGAGTGGAATTAGCATCATACAGGCAGAATGTTTTTTCTCAAAACGGGGAAGATGGTGTAATTGCAAAAATTTTTGATGTACTAAACATAACCGGCGGGTATGTATGTGAGTTTGGAGCCTGGGATGGTATCCACTTGAGCAATACTCATTTTTTATATAGAGGTAATCCCCCGGGATTCTCTTATATTCCAATTTTAATTGAAAGCGATCCATCTAAGTTTGCAAAACTAGAAAAAAATTTAAACGATATAGAAAAAAAATATATTGCTAATACATTAATAAATAAAGACCCCTCACACCCGGACTGTTTAAATAAAGTATTACAAAAATTTAATATACCAGACCTACAAGAAAATTTCTCGTTATTATCTATAGATGTAGATGGCCCTGACTATGAGATATGGAAAGGATTTACGGAATATAAACCCAAGGTTGTTATTATAGAAACATCACAACTCCTTAATCCATCAGAAAAAATATATCCGTATAAAGATGGTGGAGCAACTCCCGGTATATTAGTAGATCTAGCAAAGGAGAAGGGATATGAATTAATATGCCATACCGGAACAAATTTAATATTTGTCTTAGAGTCCCTTTTTGATAAATTCCAGATAGATGATAATTCTATAGATAAACTTTTTATATATATGGGCCCTACAGCTACGTTAAAGTGTGCTCAGCTGGGATATATGTCCCCTGAACAAGCACAAGAGGAGATAGCCTATAATGCCGCACATGGATTAGCTGACACACTCGCCCCGGGTCTATCTGATTATGGCAATCCTTGGCCTGTGATATCACTTCCCCGCCGGCGCAATGTAAACGTACGCGATCGCGCGTACATACGTACGCGACGAATAACAGAGATGTAAGGAAATTCCTAAAACAGTGGAATTAGGAACACCTCTATTATAATAGATGTAGATGTCATACCGAAACGTTGTTTATAACAACAGAGATCAGTGCATTAATCTATTTACCTGGGATAAGGACGGTAAGCGGATAATGCATACCTGTTCGTTTGAGCCTTATCTCTATGTTGAAGATAATAGGGGCGATAAAACTTCTATTTACGGTACTAAGGTTAAGAAGAAAAAATTTAATAATAGATTTAATAGATCTAGATTTTTATCTGATTCGGGCATAAAACGTGTATTTGAAAATGCTCCACCTCAACAACAATTCTTATTAGATTTATATTGGCAGGAAAATGAGAAGCCAGAATTTAATACACATCCACTGAGAGTATGCTTAATAGATATTGAGACATATTCCCCTGATTCATTTCCAGATGTAGATAATCCAACTCATGTAGTCAATGTAATTACATGTTATGATAACTTTACAAAAAAGTTTCATACCTTTGGAATTAAGCCATATACCGGTAAAGGTCGACCTGATTTAAATTATGTTCATTGTAGAGATGAGCGTGATATGTTTATTAAATTTCTAGAGTATCTTGAAAGCGATTATCCGGATATTTTAAGTGGATGGAACTCAGAATTTTTTGATATTCCCTATATTGTTGGTCGAATAGAACACATACTCGGTCAGGAGTATGTTAATAGGTTATCTCCATTAGGTAGAGTATATTCTAGACTTATTAGAGGTCAATTCGGTAGAGAGCAAAAGCGATTTTATATAGAAGGGGTTGCTTGTCTAGACTACTTAGATGTATATAAACGATTTTGCTTAAAATTAAGAGAATCATACAAGCTTGATGCTATTGGAGAGGTAGAGTTAGGTGAGCGTAAGATTGACTATGGTGATAGTAATCTTGCTACTTTGTCTGATGAAGACTGGGATAAGTTTATTGATTACAACATTCAAGACGTTAACCTTCTAGTTAGATTAGAAGAGAAACTTCAATATTTTCCTCTTCTTAGAATGTTGTCTTATGTTGGGCTGACTACACTAGAAGGGGCTATGGGCACAATTCAGGTTATTAATGGTGCACTTTGTATTAGAGCTCGTAATAGAGGTGAAATTATTTCTACATTTGTTAGAAATGCTGATACAGGTAAAAATCCCGGTGCGTATGTAGCGGAACCTAAGTCCGGATTTAAGAATCATATTGTTTCTTTTGATGCAAACTCTCTATATCCTAATGTAATGATATCTCTTAATACTTCCCCGGAAACTAAAGTAGGTAAGATTGAGAGAAGTACTAATGATAAGATAATAATACAGCATGTATCCGGTAAATTGTTTGAATTAGATAAACCAGCATTTGCAAAATTTCTAAAAACTGAAGACTGTGCTTTATCTAAAGCTGGATTTTTATTTTCACAGAAGAAAAGGGGCATTATTCCGGAATTCTTGGAATATTATTACAATAAGCGCGTTGTTATTAAAAAGGACTTATATAAAGCAAAACAAAAACTTAAAAAGCTAAAGAAAAATACATCTGAATATATTGATGCTAAGTATGAGGTCGAAAGACTTAATACATCGCAAATGGTTATTAAGATTCTTATTAACTCGTGTTATGGCTACATGGGAAATAAGCATGCCCCGATTGGTGATGATGATATTGCATCTTCAGTCACGTTGACCGGGCAAGCTGTTATTAAATACTCAAATGAGCTTATCAAGGAATTTATTAAAAACGAGGTACCAGATATCTCTGATAAACAACTTGAGGATTGCATTATTTATAATGATACGGACTCATCCTATGTTTCTATTACTCCTCTTGTTAATAAGGGCTTAAATTTTTTAGATGGTGAAGATATTCACAAAGAAACATTTGATAAAATTCAACAAATTGAGGATCACTTAAATAAAGGGGTTAGTGAATGGGCTAAAAAGGCGCTCTTATCTAAAGATAATAGGTTTATTTTTAAGCGTGAATGTATAGCTGATGTTGGCGTGTTCTTGCAAAAGAAGCGATACGTTATGCATATTCTGGATGACGAGGGTATTAAAGAAAATAAATTTAAGTACACGGGAGTGGAGGTTGTTAGGACTACTATGCCTAACGCCATTAAGCCATACGCTAAGAAAATTATAGAAACAATGCTCACTACACAATCACTAGGTAAAACTAATGAATTGTTAAATGAGACATATGAAATTTTTAAGAAGTTAGATCCGCAAGAGCTTGCTTTTGTAATGGGTGTAAAGGGGTATGAAAAATATTCTACACAGTGTAAAGAATTTACTACAGCAAAAGGAATGCCCATACATGTAAAGTCAGCATATTTTTATAATCTACTTCTAGATAAACTAAACACAGGAAACAAATATGAAGCAATTGGAACAGGTGATAAGGTCCGTTATATGTACATTGAACAACCTAATAAGTTCGGCTTGGAAAGCATTGGTTTTAAATATGATTACCCTAAAGAATTTAGTGATCTATTTAAGCCAGACTATGACAAAATGTTTGAAAAAATCTTATTTCAAGCGATAGAGAGATTCTATGATAATGTGGGATGGAAAATAAGGAAGCCATCTGAAAATGTTACAGTAGAACTTTTTGATTTGTTTAGTAAATAAGCATATGGCAATACAACCCGGTGGATATATGGACAGACCTGAAGATGATAATTCCCGTAACGCACACCCTGCGTTTACTAGAGGTAAAGTCGCAGGTATTTTAGAAACTTTAGCTATTTTTAAGGAGGTAATTACAGGAGAGGATAATGGTTCCGGAACCATTAATTCACCTGAAATTGAAAAAATAAGAAGAGCAACTGTTATTATAAGAGAAGCACTTATCGAGTCTTCAGCTCGTCAATTGCCTCCTCCGGCAGCTAAAGCAGCGCTTGACGAGGCAACGAAAGTGGCTAATACTTTAAGGTTCCAAAAAGCTAGTTGATTATATAAAAACATACATTAATATAATATATATGTCAGAACAAATTAAGACCATCGTTGATCATATTGGAAGAACAGTAGTAGGTAAGGTACAAAAAGAAGATACCGACACTATCACTTTGAATAACCCTGTAATTATTCATGTTCAACCCAATTCACAAACCGGGCAACTTCAAGTACAATCCTTTCCTTATCTTTTTATGGAATTTATAAAGGGAGATGATAAGTCGCAGAACAATTGGACCTTTTATAAATCCGCTATTGCAGTTTCCGATGTCGCCCTTGATGATAAAATCTTAGAGCAATATGAAAACATTAATAAACCCCCGTCTGCAATCGTTACTCCAGATGAAGAGCCTGAAGTTATTAAACTTTTTGATGATTAAACAGCGGTAGGTTTTATATCTAGTGTTATAAATAATTTTACTATGAAACTAACTAAATACACACACAACCCAATCGCAGAAATCGAAAGAGCCTTTGATGGTTTCTTCAATCTGACACCGGTCTTCCACCAGTTGGAAGAGGTCTATAAAACAGGAGATCAAGTTCGATTCGCATCTGATGAAGATGCACTAAGCGTTCAAATTGATCTACCAGGAGTCGCGAAAGATGATTTAGATCTTTCTACAGACACTGATCAACGTGAAGTCTACATTAAGGCAAAGCGTAAAGTAAAAGCCCATGACGGGGAAAAGGAACAAACCTACAATAGGTCGTTCTCAGTTGGAAGAGAGTTTGATCTCAACAAGATTGACTTCTCTTATGTTAATGGGGTCCTCGAGGTAGATGTACCTCGTAGGAAGAAAGAAGAATATATTAAAACATATAAAGTTTAATTTAGGGGAGGGTTGATCGCCCTCCTTGTGAGTGACGCGAATAATACGATGTTCCTAGCCGTATAAGGTATCCCGTCTTGAGCAATGTCCAAATGGATGAGCAAAGAGAGAGGAGTTCGAGTAGAGTAACAGTAGAAACTAGTTAGGCTCAAAAGTTGGAGGTAAAAAGCAAATCCTCCCTCACACCTTTTTAAAAAGCCCTGAAAGGGGCTTTTTTTTTGTTGAAATTACTACTATATACTTTATAATCCGTTATATGGATAAAGATATCACTAGTGCATTAGATTCTATCGATTCTGTGAACCCTTTCGCAACTTATCTCAATAGTAATACCTTGAGCCGGGTTGGAGAATGGATTGATACAGGGTCTTACGTGCTAAATGCAATTATTTCTGGGTCAATTCACGGTGGAATTCCTAAAGGCAGAGTAACAATGCTGGCCGGTGAGTCAATGACAGGTAAATCACTTTTTGTTCAAAAAATCTTAGCTAAGGCCCAGGAGGAAGGGCTAGTCCCTGTTATCTTTGACACAGAAAATGCTATTGACCCCGAAGGTGCTGAAAGATTAGGATTAGATATTAGTAAGGTCAAGTATGTTCCTTGTACAAGTATTGAGCAAACACGTAACTCGTTATATAAGTTCCTTATGTCGGTAAAGGATAAGGGGCTAGAAGGTAAATTTATTATAGCAATTGATTCTTTGGCAAACCTTCAATCAGAACTTGAATTATCACGGATGGGTAAGGATAGTACTAGTTCTGATATGGGTACAAAGGCACGTGCAATGAAGACATTAATGCAGACATGCACTAATCTTGGATCGGTTACCCAAACAACAATTCTTTGCACTAATCATGTTTATGATGATCCAACGGCATTGTTTCCTTCTATTGAAAAGAACATGCCTGGTGGTAAATCATGCATTTACCTTCCATCTGTAACAGTACAGTTAGCTCGTAAGCCAATGAAGTCGGATGGAGGTAAGACAGTTGATGGAGAATTGGCTGTTGGTCAGAAAAAGTATGCAGGTATTATAATTAGAGCACTAACTCGTAAAAACCGATTTATTAAACAGTACCTTGAAGGTGAAATGTACCTTTCATTTGCGTCCGGGCTCGATCGCTACTATGGTTTGGTTGATCTTGCTGTAGGTGTTGGTGCAGTAATTCAAACTGGGGCAACTTATCAGCTTGAAGATGGTAAGAAGTTAGGTTATTATAAAAAGTGGCGTAAAGACGAAAAACTTTGGGAAGAGACTATTTTACCCAAAGTAGAAGAGCGTATTAAAAGTGAATGGTCTTATAGCAATGATGAAGAACAAGAAATACCAGAAGAAGAACCAGCATTAGAAATTTAAATATGTCAACAAGAAAGAAAAAAATAGTATTAACACTTAGTGGGGGAATGGATTCTGCAGTTTTGCTGTATATGGCAGCAGATCAAGGATTCAATGATATACATACTGTAACTTTTGATTACGGGCAGAGGCATAAGAGAGAATTAGAGTGTGTTCAAAAACAAATTAGTAATTTTCGTGACAAATATAGTAAATTTAATTATATAAATGTTACTAATAAGGTATTAGATGTAAGTTATATTAAAGATATTGCTCCAACTTCATCTTTAACTAATACTAGTATTGACAATCCGGATATTAGTGAAATGGCAGGTGATGCGCAACCGGTATCATATGTACCATTTCGTAATATGATGTTTTTGTCAATTTGCGCTTCATATGCTGAGGGTATTGGATGTCATACAGTCTGGTATGGTGCCGCTCAAGTTGATTCATTAGCTGGATATTGGGATGGTAGTTCACAGTTTGTTAATTGTATTAACAAGTTAACAGATTTGAACAGAGAAAAGAGAATTGAGATCGAAGCCCCGTTGTTAAGTATGTGTAAGGCTGCAATTGTTAAAAAGGGAATCAAATTAGGAGTTAAATATGAGGATACATGGACATGCTACTCCAACAGAGAAGATAAATTAGCTGATGCTACAACTCCATCAAGTAGTATGAGAGTTAAGGGGTTTATTGATGCTGGATTTGAAGATCCTATCCAGTATGTCCAACAAGAAAAGTTAGATAAGCTTTATAAAGAAAATAAGTGCAAAAAGTGCGCTTAAAGGCCCATTCGTCTAAGCTCTTCTAACTGCCAATGTGTCTTTGGCTTGTATCTCTCTTTAAAAGACTGATTTTCAGTTCTTGGCTTAATATTGCGCTTATCACTGCTCTTTTGTTCACTTAAGTAGTTGTTAGTGTAGGACTCTTTATTAATGGTGGAGCGCGGCTTGCGCGGTGTAGCTTTAGTGAGCTCACCTAATTCAACAACATACTTTTCCGGTGGTATCCCAAAACCGGTTTCAACTACTGCAAAACCTTGTTCTACATCTACATCAACAACTTCACCTTTCATTGGTCCATCTTGGTTCCAGGTTACCATTGTGCCAATAAGTTCTTCTCCAGCGCGTGTTGCAGGGTGTGGATCTCCTTCTTTATGTTCCGGAGCATCTCTTCTGGGGTTAAATTCTTCATTGTCTTCAGGCCTATACTTGTTAAATGTTTTCCAAAGATTACAGCGCTTTTCCGCCTTACCTGATGGTGGTGAAGCACAATATTCTGACTTACTCTTACCAGCTGCTTTTGCTGCTGCATTTAACGCACCAGGCTTCTTAACAGCCCCCTTCATCCAATTTTTCTTCTTTTCGAAAAGTAATTTTCTTTTACGCATATCATTATTTAAGCTATCCACTATGGAAGTTGTTTCATTTCCTTCTTCACCCATAGCATAAGACCCGGGCACGCCTCCTGGTGCGTTTGCAAACTCTTCATCCGGCTCATCAGGATCTTCTTCCGGCTCTTCATTATCTTCACCAATACCAGCATTACTCCTTATACTCGATAAACTATTGGATAGCTCATCCGCTAACATATTAAAGTCCTCGTTATCAAATTTGGTTTTTAAGTTGTTAATTAATTTATCTAAATCACTAAAACTATTAACATACTCTATAGCATATTTTTCAACTGCATCTAATGCCCTATCCGATACCTTACGTTGTGCATTAGTTAAAGCTGTATATACAGCAGCATTAGCTAAAACCTTTTCCATCTCATCAGTGATAACATCAACCGGATCCTCTCCACTTTTTATTCCTTTCTCAATTTCCTTATTGGCTAATTTTACCTTTCTTTTACTTATATTATTTTTTATTCTTTCAGGATCCCTACCTAAAATCTCATTTGCTAGTGCTGGAAATCTTTCCTCTATTGCATCACTAATTTCATCTGCTCTCTCGATAATTTCATCCTTATGATTATCTAAAATTTGTACTAAGGCCAACCTGTAATTTTTTCCCCCTGCAGGCCCAGCTGATCGTAACATACTCTCTTCTTCGTCTGTAAGAATGTTAGCCCCATATAATATATGCACAACAAATTTACGTGAGTCTCTAGTAAATGCTTCTGATCCCGCATCTTTTAATCTACTCGTTAAGGATCTACCGAACCCGGGGTGATAACCTCCTAGACCCCTACCACCTTCAGTTAATAAAGTTGTCCGATCTAATAAATTATCAAAACTACTATAATCGTCGCTATAATCAAAAGAACCCATATAATATATTTATATCTTAGGGGCTAAAATGTATAGATTATACCCGAGTATATCTTATACTACATTATATGTGCGCTATTTTTGGATCATTTGACAAAACTATGTTTGAGGTTTTATATGAAGCTAACAAACAACGGGGCAACTTTGCTAGCAGTGTTGTATGCTTAGCAGATGAAGATCAGTTTGTTGCAAAACAAGAAGGTGACATAAA